CCAAGGGATTGGAAGCGTTTCTGCTCCATCTCTTGGATGTCAAGACCTAACACTAAGTGGTTTTAGTGTAGCAATAGACGGTACAATTACTTTGCCCACTACAGATATAGGCACTATAACGGCTACAACGCCAGCTTCTTTTGCTGCCGTTGATACCTCTACAGAAAGGACTTTAACGGTTTCTATATTGGTTCCTAGTGATTATAGCAATGCTGAGAAAACTATAGAGTGTACTACTACGGCCAGTCAACCAGCAACACCTACACTGTCGTGTAGTGACGTAACCCTATCTGGATTTGCAGTGGCTCAGAATGGAACTATCACACTTCCCAGTGCTGATATAGGTACGATATCTGGTACAAGTCCAGCGTCATTTGCGATAGTAGATGTAAGTACGTCTAGAACTTTAAACGTAGATATTACAGTTCCTTCTGGGTACTTCAACGCAGGAGCAACGCTTAACTGTTCTGCAACGGCCACACAGCCGTTGACTCCCACTTTAGCGTGCTCAGATATAACTATAAGTGGATTTGCTGTAGATGAAAATGGAGCAATAACATTGCCTACTTTAGACATAGGAACCATTTCATCAAGCAGCCCAGCTTCTTACGCTACCGTATCTACTAATACTGTAAGAACATTGAACCTAGATATTACGGTTCCAGCAGGATATTTCAACACAGGCAGTACGTTAGCTTGTACTACTACAGCAACACAGCCGCCTTATAATGTTCTTGATTGTAGCGAGGTTACTATTTCAGGATTTGATCTTTATGCTAGTGGTAGATATAATTCATCTTTAGTAGCAGTAGATATTGGTACGATTGACAGTATGAGTCCTGGAAGTTTTGCAACTGTAACAACTGAAACAACACGCACACTTACGGTCAATATAACCGTACCAAGTGGGTATTCTAATGCGGGGCAAACAATAGCCTGTACCACCACTTCAACGCAATTACCTATATTCTATTTTGATCAACAAATACCAGTACCATCGCCTGGCACTTATGTAAAAGTAGAGCCTATAATAAATACTGGAACTAGCACATATGCTTTTAGTGTTTATGCTAATGATCCTGTTACAAGCAAAACAAACGCACTAGCTTTAATGAATCAGCTAGGAGCTGTAATAGCAGGACAAGGTACGAGTCCAGGTTCTACGTTTAGCTTAGGGAACGTAAGGATATCTTTTTATAGCCCTTCTGATGTTTTATTAGCACAATACAGGGCATTTTCAGGAACTTTTATTTACACTACACCTGATGATTTAAGTAGTGTACCATCAAGTCCATATGGAGGTAATGCTTCTAATTGGACAAGCTATAAAATGGTATTTACAGGGATATCAAGTGTAGGTGGTACTGCGGTATCAAGTCCTAATCAAGAAACGCTAATTACTAATAATAGTGATGCAGGATATTATTGGGTAATAGAAGACTTAAGCTAAAAATACAACAAGCACATTAAAAACTAGTAATATTAATATATTTTAAACTATGAAAGCGACAGAAATTGTAGAAAAACTAAAAGATGTTCTTCTGGGGTCTCAAGAGGTTGAGAACCAAGAGGAGATCAAGGAAGAGCTTTCCGCTACTGAAGAAGTAGTAGAGGAAGTGAATGAATCACCCGAAGGGGAAGAAGTTGTGTTGTCTGAAGGCGATCAACTAGAACAAGATCAAGTTGTAGAGGCTGAGGAAGAAGCTACAGAAGCTTCTTACGTCACTAAAGAAGAATTTGCTGAACTTAAAGCAATGGTAGAATCATTAATGGGAGAGATTAAATCTACTTCTGAAAAATACAACAGTGAGGTTCCTAAGGAAGAACTAGCTGCTGTAGAGGCTGATATTGAGCCTATGGTTCATACTCCAGAAGCAAAAGCAGAAGTTGAAATGAAGCTATTCTCTCAAAACAGAAGAGAGACTACCCTAGATCGAGTACTAAACAATATGAGTAAATTTAATAAATAAACACGAAAATGGCAACAACTACATCAATTACTACTACTTATGCTGGTGAGTTTGCAGGGAAATACATTTCTGCTGCTTTACTAAGCGGATCAACTCTATCGAAAGATTTGATCACGATCAAGCCTAATGTAAAGTACAAAGAGGTAATGAAGAAAGTGGCTTCTGACGATATCGTTAAGGATGGCACTTGCGACTTTACTGCTACTTCTACTTTGACATTAACTGAAAGAATTCTTCAACCAGAAGAATTTCAAGTGAACCTACAACTTTGTAAGAAAGATTTCGTATCTGACTGGGAAGCAATTTCTATGGGATATTCAGCTTATTCTGATCTACCCGCAAGCTTTTCTGACTTTTTACTTGCACACGTTTCTTCTAAAGTAGCTCAAAGAATCGAAACTAACATCTGGGCTGGTACTAACGCTACCGCAGGTCAGTTTGACGGATTCGAAACTACTCTAGGTGCTGATGCAGACGTTAATGACGTAACGGCTACAACTGTTACTTCTGCTAACGTAATCGCTCAAATGGGAGCTGTAGTAGATGCTATTCCTTCTGCTGTTTACGGTGCTGAAGATTTGACTGTTTATGTAGCTCCTAATGTATACAGGGCTTATGTAAGAGCTTTGGGTGGGTTTGCTTCTAACGTAGGTGCCGCTGGTACAGACGCTAAAGGAACTCAGTGGTTCAACGGAGGTGCTTTAACTTTTGATGGTATCAACGTAGAGCTTGCAAGTGGAATGAGCAGCGACAGAATGGTAGCTGCTGAAAAGTCTAACCTATTCTTTGGAACTGGTTTATTGGCTGACACCAATGAAGTAAAAGTCATTGATATGGCTGATCTTGATGGAAGTCAAAACGTAAGAGTCGTTGTTAGATTTACTGCTGGTATCCAGCACGCTATCGGCGGAGACATCGTATTGTACGCATAAGAATAATTGTTTAATATAAAAGGGTAGGTGAGCCTTGAGCCTGCCTACCCTTTTTTAATACTATAAAATATGGCTTGTGATTTAACAGGGGGAAGGAAAAAACCGTGTAAAGATGCTGTAGGAGGCGTAGTAAAAGTCCATTTTGTTGATTTCGGTGATCTAGCAACCATTACGGTTGGTTCAAATGATGAGATTACAGATATTAGCGGAACCTTTAACTATAGCACTTATGATGTCAAAGGCAATTCTTCTCTCGAATCAAATATTAATAGCTCTATTGAGAATGGAACAACATTCTTTGAGCAAGTAACAAACCTTACTCTTCATAAGATGACTAAGGAAGACAACAAAGAACTTAAGCTTATGACTTACGGAAGACCTCACGTCTTTGTACAGACATTCGACAATAAAGTTCTTTTAGTTGGAAGAGAGCACGGAGCAGAAGTTACTGGAGGTACTGCTGTTACGGGCACAGCGATGGGAGATCTAAATGGATACACGTTGACTTTAACAGCCAACGAAACAACTCTACCTAATTTTGTAGACGGAGCAACTGATGCAGACCCATTTGCGGGTATGTCTTCAGCTACTGCTACTGAAACTACTCAGAGAGATCCAGCGTAAGGTTTATTCCTGGTGATTAAAAGGGGCTTATATGGCCCCTTTTTTTATATAAAACACTGAAGCCTTTTTTTAGTTATATTAGTATGATACGACTACTTCCGAGCACCGATGCTCAAACAATAAAAGTTTTACCTAGGGTCAGTACAGCTCAGTCTGGATTGTCTCTTAAGATAACGGAAGACGGGACCAATAAGTCAGAAACTTTGACTGGTTTATCGTCTACTGTTAATGGAAACTTTATTGACCTTGATTGCACCTTCAGTATTCTATCAGACAATAGTATTTACAACTATGAAATTTTCAGTGGGTCAACACTCTTATTTAGAGACAAGGCTTACTGTACTGACTCTTATTTGTCGAACTCAGTATATACTATAAATGATAGCAAATACACCGAAAGCGATTCTGGTGACAGTAGTCAACAATATATAATGGTATGAAGAATGTAAAAGTAGTAAATCTTACAGGGTACGAAGTACCTAAGATAGTCGAGAAGAGCAGAAATGCTTATATCGAGTATGGTGAGGATAATAACTATTTTGGCGAGTTAATTGAGAGGTATTTAGGAAGTCCTACTAATAGTAGGTGCATCAATGGTATCTCTGATATGATTTACGGTAGAGGGCTTGAGGCTACCGACTCCAAGGAGAAGCCGCTTATGTTTGCTCAAATGAAGAGCATTTTAAATGCCACTGATGTAAGAAAGATAGTAACAGACTACAAAATGCTTGGCCAAGCGGCCATTCAGGTGGTTTATAAGAACAGAAAGAAAGAAATAGCGGGCCTATATCACTTCCCAATGGAGACATTGCGTGCTGAGAAGGCTGAAGACGGTAAAATTAAAGCGTATTATTATAATAGTGATTGGAAGAATATTAAACCTAGTGACAAGCCTAAAAAGATACCTACTTATCGCAATGGTACGAAGTCTCAGAGAATTGAATTATATGTCATTAAGCCTTACAAGGCTGGTTTTTACTATTATTCACCCGTAGATTACCAAGGATGCCTTCAATATGCAACCTTGGAGGAGGAAGTAAGTAATTATCACTTATCAAACATACAAAACGGCCTTCAGCCAAGTATGCTTATCAATTTCAACAACGGTATACCTAATGAAGAGGTCCAGGAATTGATTGAACGCAAGATATACGACAAATTTAGTGGTACTAGCAACGCAGGACGGTTCATTTTAGCGTTTAATGATGGTTCAGAGAACCAATCTAACATAGACCCTATAAATCTACCAGATGCACACGCTCAATACGAGTTTTTAGCTAAAGAAAGCCGAGAAAAGATAATGATAGGCCACGGAGTGGTGTCTCCTATCCTTTTAGGGATAAAAGACAACACTGGCTTCGGAAATAACGCTGAAGAGCTTAGAACAGCATCTATTTTGATGGATAATATGGTAATTAGGCCATTTCAGCAGATGCTATTAGATGCATTTAAAGAATTGTTGTTATATAACGACATTTCACTTGATTTATACTTTGTTACGCTACAACCAATAGAATTTACAGAATTAGACAATATAGAGACTAAGATCAAAAGAGAAGAGGAGACGGGAGAAAAGCTTTCTGCGGTAGAAGATGTCCAAGAAGAGGGGATCGTTCAGCAGGAGGCTTCTGAGAGCGTTTCTGAGGCTGTTGTTGAGGAAAAACCTACCGAAGAAGATGAGTAAGGCATTATTTATAACAATGACAGAGCTGAAGCGTAAGTCTATCATAGACGGAGCTTTAGACACAGATAAGCTAATTCAATTTGTTGAGGTGGCCCAGGATATACATATACAGAACTTCTTAGGCACTAAGTTATACGAGAAAATACAAAGTTTGATCACAGGCGGCACTCTTGATGATGCCGCCAATGCTGCTTATAAAACACTACTGAACAGCCACATTAAGCCTATGCTTATATGGTATAGTCAGTACAGTTACATTCCTTTTGCTGCTTATCAGATCAGTAACGGAGGGATATTTAAACATACTACCGAATCTAGTGATACTCTCACAAAGAGTGAGCTTGATTCCTTAACATCTAGGGCTAAAGACTTTGCTGACTTTTATGTGAACAGGTTTTTTGATTTCATAGATGAGAAAAGTGGTGACTATCCAGAATATACTGGAGCTCAGGATACTGGTATGTATCCCGATAAAGATCCAACGTATGGCGGATGGGTAATTTAATTAAGACATACAAGCCTAAAGTGGCTAACATAATAAAATTGACTAACTATTTAAAAACGATAAAAAAGTAAGATGGCTAACGGAATAAATTGGGGTAGGATATATTGTTTTTCTTGGTGGGGAGATGTAGATGACACAACAGATGCTATTTATGTACCTTCAGCTCCTACTTGTTGGATATCAGACATACTTGAATTATCAGTAGATAGTACATTATATAAAGCAGACACAATACTAATAACAGCAGATCAAACATTAATATAACAAAATAGAATTATGGCACGAGAAACAATAGGAGTTGGTTCAGCCCCTGATGATGGAACTGGGGATACGCTCAGAGCAGCCTTTGTAAAGGTTAATAATATGACTACTGACATTTACGGTCAGAGTGGGACTGGAGACAGCCTAAGAGGTTCTTCGGCCCTTACAGCAGCAGCGGATGTAGATGTAGATTTTGATACAGCAGCAGTATTTACAATGACTTCGAGCATTGCAGTGGATTTGAATTTCACAAACGCCTCAATAGGCGATGTGAAAGACATTATCATAACAGACTCTGGGGGAACGTCTTCATTGACGTTTGACACTGGATCTAATACAGTGACTACTATTGCTGGTACTTACAGTGCTACAGCGGGTGCGGTTAACTTTATACAGGTTACTTGTACTGCCGCTAACACATTTTTCTTATCAATTTCACAAAGTATATAATTATGAAGGCAGCAGTAGAAAACGGTAGAATAGTAAACACATATAGAAGTTTACCTAATTCTCTTAAAACACCAAGCAAATATATCTTAGGAGGTGCA